TCACGCTCCCGAGCAGAAACTGTCAGACTCACCAGGTACGCTTGCTGCTGCAGTTCCTGATTGATCTGATTCAGCAGTCGCAACTCACGCTCAGCAGCAGAAAGATTGTCATCGCTGTAGGGATTGAAGACTGTTGGGTCATTCTCTGATGCGCCGATGGCTGCATTCGCAGCTCGCTCTGCTGCTACAAGATCAGCAATGCTGAGGACTTGCTCAAGGAAGTCGGTGACATCAGTGGTCTCTCGAAATGCGTTGTTGAAGGCATCAGCGAATCGCCTACCGAGCGATGCGCCCTGCTCGTCCTGATCCAAGCGAGGAAGAACGTCTTCTTCACGAAGATCCTCAAACTCTCTTGAGATGTACGTGCCGATATCAGAGAACCCTTCATTGAATGCTCTTGCTGCTGTGTTGCCTGCCTCCCGGAAGAAGTAGTTCATCGTCTTGTAGTCTTGATTCGCACCTGCTTCCAATGCAGCAGTGATGTAATCAGCAACAAGACCAAGTCTGCGGAAGAAGAGATCTAGGCTTCTGCCCAGTCCGAGCAGCACTGCAGCGACGCTGTCGCCAAGGAACTCGATCGCTTCGATAATCCCATTGAATGCAGCGATGGCTGCATACTTTAGAGTTTTGAGTGGTTCATCCCAAGCAATCTCGATAACTTTGCCGATACCCACGAAGATGGCAGTGACCATGTCGCCGAATGCAGCCATTGTCCGCAATACATCTTCTAGGCTGTACGAAGTCTTCGCAGGAAGACCTGCCAGTTTATCAACGAACTCACCGATAACTTGAGTGATGTTGCCCCAAATCACAGGCCAAACATCTTCAAGGATTCGCCCTGTTGCGATTGCAACATCGCGGAAAGTGGTTGTGCTTTGTTCGTTGAGTTTCATCTTGTCGCCGAACGCAACCAAGGCACCAGCTGCGGCACCAATACCAACAGCCAGCAATGCAAAGGGATTGCGAAGAGCGAGACGAAGCAAGAACGTCATGCTACGAATGAGCAGAGGGAGAGTTGTGACTGCGAGTCCAATCATCAATCCCTGTACGATCTCAACATTAGCAGCAAGGAATCTGACTCCTTGGGCAAGTCGATTCAAGATTCTTTGGAAACCTTGAGAGAACGCACCTTCAGAGAAGGCAAGAACAACTGCTTCGATTGCCGACCGGACTCGGAGCAACGCACCATTGAGGTTGTCGTCCATGATGGCAGCAATCTCTTCGACCGTACCCTCAGCATTGTTCAGGATGTCGGTCAACTGCCTGATACGAGGCAGGGTGGATGAAAGCACTTCGAATGCCGGACCACCACGCTGACCGAAGATCTCGAATGCGTCACCAGCACCAATGCCTGCATCCCGCAGTGCCTTGACCGCTTCGGCTGCTCCGACAATAGATGGTCGATACTCTTCGAGCTCAAGACCGAACTGGCGGAGGATGTCGCGATTCTTCTTCGCAGGCGACTCCAGTTCTGCCAGAACGCGGCGGAAGCCTGTACCGGCAAGACTTGCCTGAAGACCTGCGTCGGACAATGCGCCGACAGCAGCGACAGTCTCTTCGAGTGAGACACCAAGTCCGGATGCAATCGGAGCAACGAACTTCAATGCGTCGCCCAACTGTCCAACATTCGTGTTGCTTCTGTTCGAAGCCAAGGCGAGAACATCGACAACGCGGGCAGTCTGGTCCGTGTTCAGTCGGAATCCACGAAGCACGTTCGATGCGATGTCCGCAGCTCTGCCCAGGTCGAGTGCGCCTGCCTGTGCGAGCAACAGGGTGCCTCGGATCGTGTCCAGCTGCTCGTCGACGGTGAAGCCTGCACGTGCGAGGAACAGCAAGCCTTCAGCTGCCTGCGTCGCGGTGAATCGCGTCGTTGCACCCAGTTCGCGAGCTGCTAGAGATAGTTGCTTGAACTGTGCTTCGGTTGCTCCGGACACTGCCCGAACAGTGCTGATGGCCTGTTCGAACTCAGCCATTGTGCGGATGGCTGCTCGGATGCCTTGGATCACACCAAGTGTGAGAAGAGCATTACGAAGACCAGCGACTGCAGTGCTCGCAGCACTGGCAGAGGTGCCGATGCCGGCGATGTTCCGCTGAACAATGCGGCTCCCGGTCTCAGTGACGATGATCTGAATTCTTTCAGTAGCCATCTGTCACGTCCTCCGGCGAGTATCAATGCGAGCACCAGCAACGGCTGCGACACCGGCAGAGATGCCTGCCTGTACGAAGAGGGGCGGAGCCTGTGGACTAGATCCCGAATTCAACTTCGAGATGTAATCCACATTGTTGGTGATGAACACACTCTGCTCAGGACGCCTGCCGGCGACGGCTGCTCTGGCTTGAGCCAATGCTCCTGCAGCGTTCGCTGATTCGCCCACGCCCAATCTACTGCCAGGCGAATACGGTGGGACGATGTTGGACGCACCGATGCCCAGGGTGACCAGCCAGTTCGATCTGGCTCGACCAGTGTCGACTGGGGTGGCCAGAACGACTGCTTGGTCAATAGCAAGCACAGCCCCTCTGACGATCTTGTTGACCTGGGCTGGAACATTCTCCGCCCTGATCCTGATTCGTCTTGAGAAACTGTCCAGGGACATGGGATCTCCTACTTCTTGCGAGACTTCTTCTCATGATACTCCCTGAACACACGGTCGAGGGAAGTCACGAAGAAGAAGAGATCTTCTGTTTCTTCGTCGTCTAGTTCGTGTGCATTACAGTAGTCCTTGATCACAGTCCATGGGATCGGCTGAATCCCGAATCCAGAGGGTCTGCAGCTGTTGAGCTCCAGAAATGCCGAGTAGAACATTTCTGTTCCAAGTGGCAGCTCCGGAGCATTCTGGATCTTGGCAGGAAGGGGAAGTTTGTCCCGCATACATTGCTGGACAATCCGCTTCTCGACCTCACCCTGCTCCATCTGGTAGAGCAGGAAGTTCGTTACTTTCCCAGGAGCGACTCGTCGACCTCTGCACGGAACAGAGCCAACGACTGAGACTGTGACTGAAGATCGGAGAACAGGTCCGGAAGGTGCTTCAGGACTGCCTCGATATTGTCAACAGTCGGCGGAAGCAGCTCACCAGCCTTCTGCCCAGCATCGACGGGGTCGATACCACGCTTGAACTCACCATTGACCTTCGTCTCCCAGTCCAGAATGATGGTCTGGGCATAGACAGAACGCATGATGTCGAGAGCCTTCTCGGGGTCCATAGCATCCGCAGCAATAGCGCGGCGGAATGGCTTGGTGGCAACGGCGATCGCCTTGGCGAACTTCTTGTTGCTACCACCAGCCCTCGCGATGCGGATACGGGCATCGCCATAGTCGACGACAATGCCCTTGGTCTCAAGAGCCTCATTCGTCCCGAACGTCTTGTTCAAAGCCATTTCTTATCCTCAAGAAGCCAGATCAGGGAGGTAATCCCAGAACACCATCATCATGGTGTAGTCGAGATTCGGATCGATCTTAGCACCAGTCGCGGCTTCCTTAGTGAGCGGAAGCGTGATCGGGGCATCCTGCTCGATGTTCGCACGACCGTCGCCCAGGGAGATGAGCGGGAGGTCGACGCTAACACCACTGTTCGCCTTGACCATATGCATGTCAAGAGTGATGTCAGAGTTGTTACGAACAGCCTGGACAGCAGTGACATTCGCGAAGTAGGCAGTGATGTTTCCGCTAACCTGGAAGGTTCCGGCGGTCGCATCGAAGGCACCGAGCGTGCCGATTGCCTTGTTCGGCGTGACGTTATTGTTGATCGTGATCGTCACATCCGTGGCGAACGCGAACAGCGGCGAGGGGTTGCTATTGCTGTCGACCGTAGCCAACTTGATACGAGCAACATCGCTCGAGGTGTTGAAGGCATCAGACTCAGTCAGCGGGATTCGCGTACCAGCCTTGATACCCTGGACGCCAGTCCGCTGCTCGTTGTCAGTCGCGACGAACGACAGATCGCAGGTCACCTTGTCTGCCGTGGCGAAGTTGATCGTGAATTCGTTCGGAATCGCACCGACGAGATACTCGCTCTGGACCTGAGCCAGATTCGAGTCGTCCGGAGCACCGAGCGTTCGCTCGAGCTGGTAAGAGCGGCGGACAATGTTCGAACCCAGCTCATTCTTCAGCACACGACCGAAGAAGACAGCAGGAGCGATCGTTGTACCAGTCTCACTGACCATGGTACCGGCGGTCTTGTCGAACTCAAGTCGAGTGGCAGTGATGGAGCGGACTCGAGCGAATCCATTATTCGCAGAGTTCGTCCATGCCGTACCAGCCAGGTCACCTCCGACGAACACCCACTCTCCGGGGACAAGACCCCAAGTGGTGAAGTCAGTGCTCGCTCCAGAATGCGTGAAGGCAGGGCGCGAGCCAGAGACATCAACAGTCAGCACTTCAGCAGAAAGATGCCCAACGACCGTGATGGAGACGCCCGAGGCATTCGCCTCGTCAACAAGAGACGGCGGATCTTGGTCGTAGTTCGCCTGGATCAACTGAATGGTCGTGGCAGTCACATTACCAAGTGCGAACAAACCATTGTTCGCAGCATTGGAGAAGCCAGTGACGTAGACCAGATCATTCGTGGCGAACTGGGTCGTGAGATCAAGAGCAGGAGTGCCAGAACGGGTGATGAGCTTGTTGCTGTTCGTCACAGAGAAGAGCAGCGTCGAAGCACCCGGTGCATTCTTAGCCTCACCCTTGCGTCGAAGACTGGCGAAGAAGAATCCCTGGAGCATGTCCTGAAGATTCGTCTGCGTCAGATCGGTATTGAATCCACCACTAGCGTCAAGATCCGTCACAACACCCTTCTTCCGCTGACGGGAGGGGTTGATCGGATTGCGGGCAACAGTGGTGATCTCGCCGCCGAAGTCAGCGTAGGAGTTCGGCTCAAGCGGATACCAGATGGGCGTCCCAGGAAGGGTCTTCAGCGAAGCCTCTTCGGCATAGGACAGACCAGTCACATTACTGTCGATCTTGCTAACTTGAGCCATGGTTACTCCTACCTGATCTCATCGTAAGAGAAATCTGCGATAACATTAGTGACGAACCATTCACCATCGACACCAACCTCATTGATCCGCACATTGCGGAACCAAGCACCGTTGGGTGTCGAGACACCTTCATAGGCATCTCGCACAATTGTAGGCAGATCAAGCGAACCGGGAAGTCCACCTCCTGCTGGTTGGAAGATGGAAATGTTCACAAATCCAGATCGGCGGAATCTTCGCTCACCAATCACACCTGCAAGAGTAGCCTGATTTCCCTCAATATGCCGCACAGACACTCTTGCCCAGGGGAGTCTTCCGGTTGGGGGGATCTCTGCGTTGGACACATTGTCATAGAAGACTCTGGTCGCATACGGGGTCGTGTCCCAAGCAGTCTTGAAGATCCCGAGAATCTGGTCGATAGCCTCAGTTCTGGTCATCGACGTACTCCCACAAAGTACAGAATTCCCACATTGCCGGGCTGCAGGAACTCAACAAACTCGATTCGGTAGTTGACATTGTTGTCGACAACCTCATCCATGATCGACAGATCTTGAGTGCCTTGGGCAACGATGTAGATCTTCTCCACACGCCGCAGCATTTCTTGATCTTGGACAGACATGCCCAGTTCATTGGCGGAGCTGGGCGGTACGGCAACTGCCGCAAGCGTCTCCTGTGCAGCAGGACTTGCATCGAGATTCGTTGGTCCTCTCCACGGCTTCGCTGGATCGGCTGCAGACTGGTTGAATCTGCGGAACGTAACGCTACGTCCGTGCAGAGCAACCAGCTGCTGGGCGACCCTAACCAGCTCAGTGTGGAGTTCCTGGCTCATCCGCGAATCACTCCACCAGAATGGACATATTCGCTCAGGAGACGATCAGCAGCAGGGTAGGGTCGGAGCAACTGCCCACGGACCAGAGTCTTCTCGGTCTCGATCGGACCCACCTTCTGCCGACTGCCTTCCAGAATCATGCCGGAGGCATCCACTTCCAGATCCGGCGCGAGATTACCGTCCTTGGCACGGAGCGCATACTCTGCAGTGGCTTGCTGAAGACGAAGCGGAATGCCTCGAACAAGGTTCCCAGCACGATCTGTGAGGCCAGAGCGAGGAAACTCCAGAACCTGTGGTAGAGATGAGACACCGCTGCTCGTCGCCGCATTGAACGAACCGTTCGCGCACGACTCAGTCGTGGAGACGCCATCACCCGTTGTGAAGACATGTAGCACAGCCGTGTAGTCTCCGAAGAACGCTGATCCAGCCAGATCTGCATTCTCATTGGAAGCAAACACCGTCGCCAAGTTGAACAAGGTCTCAAACGGGGTTCCGGCGATCTCAACATCTAGGTCTCCTGAGGGTGTATCTGAGAACGTGTAGGTGACAGATCCGACGGTGACAGTATCACCATCAGCGGGATTGTCAGTGAGTGTGAAGATGGATCGCGACTGTAGCGATCGATACATCTTCCTGCCCATGAAGTACGGACCCCACTTCGTGTCGATGTAGTCCGTCGCTTTGATCAGAAGTGACTCGACAGTCGCATCAGGAAGTGTGACTGAGTCAACTCCAGGCACACCACGAGCAGTGTGGTAGGCTCGGAAGAAAGAAACGGTGGTGTAGCAGTTCGCATCACGAACGCCAGATCCATCTTCAATGATCATTTCTTGCCCTTCGTAGACTCAGATGTCTAGTGCGCTGAAGTCAGGGAAGTAATAACTACCAATGCGTAGCCCGTTGGTCCCATCAGTACTGACTTCTCTTGTTTCAGTGGGATAAGAAGAAGGAGACATTGTCTTGAGCCCGTTGTAGTCGTATGAGACCATAGTCCATGGATAGGGAGAGACGGTATTGAAGGTTGGATGGTAGATCTTCTTGCCTGCCCCCATGTCCACGTACCATCCCCGCGAATTCCTGGTGTATCTCCGCTGGGACCAGCCCACTCCGTTGGTGGTGTATGCTGTGTACCAAGCATTTGGCTGCGATGAAGCGTCCACCGTCAGCCCATATCTGCCGGTTTTCAATCCGACCCAGTCATTGACATTGTTAGTCTCAGAAAACGCCCCCATGCCATTCCCTAGAATGCCAGTGGCTTGTGGGCTACAGGTGCGTATTGGGTCGATTGTGACAGTAGGGACTCCAAAGTTGGTGCTGATAGTCCCTGTGCGAACGGGCGAGAACGCTAGGCTTGGGAAGTTGCTTGAAAGCAGAAGAATCTTGTCGTTATCCAACAGAGACAACTGTGCGCAGTTCATGTTGTCAACATTTGGGAGAGTTAGTTCCGAGAATCCTTGAATCCCAAGTGCAATTGGCTTGAAGTTCCCAGTGGAGCCGTCGTTTGGCTGGAAGGTGCCATGAAAGAAGAATGTCGATCCAAACTTCTTGACACCGTAACAGATGATCGGAATCTCCATTACAGAAGTATTCCACGGCAGCTGTTCCCACAACCCTGTTGCTGGATTCCACACTGCAACACCAGCATTGTAGGGGATCTGGGGCTGTTGCCCTCCTTCCGCTGGAGAGGCGGTCGAAAGACCGCTACCAGTGACGTACAACTTGCCATCTATGAAGTCCATTCCATAGATTTCACCTGAGAGACCTCCGTTGAGCCCGACCCAATTGGAGGTTGCTGAGTCCCATTTAGCAACTCTATTTAGGCCAATGCCTTCATTGGTGGACATGTTTCCACCAATGTACACAGTGCCGTCGTCTCCGTGGCACATGACAAACATTGAGTTGTTGCCAGTTGGTGCCGGGAACGTGTAGATGAATTCGTTACCACCCATCCACCTGTAGATGCCTCCCGGCTGGCCACCCCAACTCATTGAGTTGGCGAAGCCGTCACCGAAAAGAAACATACCCGGTTCTGCAGGTGGGGCAGGAGAACCGGAATCGATGTATTGAACAATCGGTGTCATCAGATCACCTCAGCCAGCTGAGTGTAGTTGACCTGAACCGTGAAAGCTGTGCAGCCACCAGTTATTGCAGTGGGGATGACTGTGAAACTATTTCCTACAGTCAGATCTTGCCCAGTCCAAGGGACGGTGTTTCCAGACGACGATGTAGTCAGGTTCAGCATTCCGAGAGTGCTACCGTTCTTCAAGAACTGCAAAGTGACGGTCCCGGTATTGCAGATTGCCGTCAACACGGTCAGATCACGGGCAGCAGGACAATTTATATCGAGCGGGTAGTACTGGCCCACGACTAAGTTGGCCACAGTCATCGTGTAAGCATCAGCGATCTGTTGAGCGTTAGCCGCGACCTTTAGGCCAGTGTCAAAATAGAGACCTGATCCAGTATCCACCTTGAGCATGCCAGCAGCAATTGCGAGACCT